ACCGGGCAGGCGCTGACGCGGTTTTTCCAGCGGGACAGCACGAAGGCGAACAATCTCACACTGTATCCGCACAAGGCGGATGAATTCTGGCTGTGGGTATCCACATGGGCGCTGTGCATCCAGAAGCCTTCAGATATCGGATATGACGATACGGGCTATGATCTGCCGGAAATGGAAGTCAGATATCACAAGATGCAGACGAATCTGGCGGACGCGGGGATTGACAAGGACGGTCAGGTAAAAATGATCCGGGACGCGGCGCTGTCACTTTCGGACGCGGCCAGAGAGAAGCGGGAAAGCATCGCGCTGCGGGTTGCGAAGGCGAAGGAAATCATGGAAGAAGATCCGGAAGCGCATTTCATCCTGTGGCATGATCTGGAAGAGGAACGGCGGGAAATCAAACGGCAGATTCCGGAAGCCGTCGAGGTTTTCGGAAATCTGGACATCGACATCCGGGAAAAGCGGACAATCGACTTTTCGGAAGGCGACATCCGGATTCTGGCGACGAAGAAGGAAATCAGCGGGAGCGGATGCAATTTCCAGCGGCATTGCCACAGGGCGATTTTCGTAGGGATTGACTACAAGTTCAACGACTTCATTCAGGCGATTCACAGGATATACAGGTTCCTGCAGACGGAGCGGGTTATCATCGACATTATTTACATGGAAACGGAAGAGGAAATCCTCCGGGAACTGAAAGCAAAATGGACGCGGCACAACGAAATGCAGAAGCGCCTCGCGGGCCTGATGCGTCACTACGGACTAAACAACCAGATTATCATTCAGAAAATGGAAAGGAGCATCGGCGTGGAACGGACGGTCATTTCCGGAAGACATTTCGAGATTTACCACAACGATACGATTCTGGAAACAGCGAATCTGCCGGAGAACAGCATCGATTTGATTCTGACAAGTATTCCCTTCTCGAATCATTACGAATATACGCCTTCTTATAACGATCTGGGACACAACGAGAATACGGAACGGTTCTTCGAACAGATGGATTATCTGGCGCCGTCGCTGCTGAAGTGCCTGAAGCCAGGGCGGATTTACGCATGTCATACGAAAGACCGCGTAATGTTCGGGAACGCGAACGGAACAGGCATGCCGACGATTGAACCGTTCCACGCGATGACCATTGAACATTATATGAAGCATGGTTTTCAGTACATCGGCATGATTACGGTCGTAACGGACGTGGTACGGGAAAATAATCAGACGTATCGGTTGGGATGGACGGAACAGTGCAAGGACGGGAGCAAGATGGGCGTCGGATGCCCGGAGTATATCCTGCTTTTCCGGAAACTGCCGACCAGCAGAGAAAGCGCCTACGCGGATACGCCGGTCGAAAAGACGAAAGAGGAATACGGGCGGGCTCAGTGGCAGATCGACGCGCATGCTTTCTGGCGTTCCAGCGGAAACAGGCTCGTAACAAAGGAGGAGGTTATGAATACGCCGGTGGACGCGCTGCAGAAGGTATATCGGGACTACAGCCGGGAACATGTGTATGACTACACGGAGCATGTCGAAATCGCAAAGAAGCTGGACGCGGAAGGCCATCTCCCGGCAACGTTCATGGTAGTCGCGCCGGGAAGCTGGGAAGGTGAAGTCTGGGACGATGTAAACCGCATGCGGACATTGAACAGCGAACAGGTGCGGAACCGGCGGCAGATGCACGTCTGCCCGCTTCAGCTCGATATCGTGGAGCGGCTCATTAACCGGTACAGCAATCCGGGAGAAACGGTCTATGATCCGTTCGGGGGAATTATGACCGTTCCATATATGGCGGTAAAAATGGGAAGGGAAGGAAAAGCAACAGAGCTGAACGCGGATTATTTCCGGGACGGGCTGGGATATCTGCGGCAGGCGGACGCGGAGAGGGACGTTCCGACGCTGTTTGACTTCCTGAAGGATTCGGAAGCGGGATAAGGAGGGAAAAACATGGAACAGAGCCGGAAGAGCAGGAAACTGGAAAACGCGATTTTCAGAATCATGATTGTGAGAACCATGATGAAGATCGGATACAAGATTAAAGGTGGATTGCAGCCGGAGTTTTGCGGGAAAGGATTGGAGCTGCTGGATGAAACACTAAATCTGCTGAAAGAAGTCGGGACAGGACAGGAGGAATAACGGAGAGGGGGAACGGGGATGGCGCTGGAAGCGAAAGTCAGTTTTATTGAACTGCTGGAAAAGCGCCTTGAAACGGAAGTCACGGCGGAGGAACTCAGGCGGATTGTCAAGGCGGTTTCGGAGGTGCTGCAGTCGTTCGACATCATGGAAACAGACTGCAGCGGTCCGGGAACCGATGATCTGCTGAAACAGTACGCCGCTGCGCTGAAGGTGCAGAGCAGAAGTCAGAAGACGATAGACAGATACGTGTACGAAATCGAAAGAATGGTCCGGGCCGTCGGGCTACCATGCGGGCGGATTACGATTCATCATCTGCGGGCGTATCTCGCGAAAGAACAGGAGCGGGGAATCGGAGATTCTACGCTGGAAGGCATCCGGCAGATTTTCACCGCGTTTTATAACTGGCTGCAGCGGGAAAGCCTGATTGAAAAGAATCCGACGGCGAACCTCGGACCGATCAAAGTCGCGAAGAAAAAGAAACAGGTTTATTCGGAGGTGGATATTGAAAAGCTGAACCAGAGCTGCAAAAGCATCCGGGACAGGGCGATTATCGCGTTTCTCAGCTCGACGGGTTGCCGGATCAGCGAAGTAACGGAGCTGGACAGGGATTCAATCGATCTGGAAAAGCTCGAATGTACCGTACATGGGAAAGGTGACAAGGAAAGAACGGTTTATATGTCAGCGGTGACGGGCATGATGATAAGAAATTATCTGGACAGCAGGAGAGATAAGGAAAAAGCGCTGTTTATCGGGAAAAGAGGCGAACGGCTTCAGCCGGGAGGCGTCAGAATCATGCTGAAGAACGTCGCGAAAGCTGCAGGGGTTGAACATGTGCATCCGCATAAGTTCAGGCGGACACTGGCAACGAAACTCACGCGTCACGGCATGCCGATTCAGGATGTAGCTGCCATTTTAGGGCATGACAAGCTCGATACGACGATGAAATACGTCGTTCTGAACAATGAGGATATCAAAAACTCATACAGGAGGTATACATGATCGGTCTGGATATGAAAATGCCGGAAATATGCGTAGATTGTCCATGTTCCTATTGGATACGCACCGGGGATTATGCGGGTTACCTCATGTGCGCAGCGATGGAGAAGATTAACCCGCATGCGGGGGATGAATCATATCTTGTGGATGAATTTGGAGAAAGACCGAATAACTGCCCGATGCGGGAGATAGCAGTCGTTTATGATCCATCGTGACAAGGACATTGATGTACCTGACAAAAAGCCGGAAAATTATAGGCAACAAAGACGCAATAAGTCACAATCGGAGGAGGGATTATCGTGAAAAAGATACCTACGCTTTTTGAAAGAGAATATGAAAATCATAAGGTGGTCGGAATAAAGCCGGTGCTAACTTCGCCAGACTTACAGTGGGTGTTAGACGGCGAAGGAACAGCAACGGAAAAAATTGACGGAACTTGTTGTGCAATAATCGACAATCTATTTTATAAGCGTTATGACGCAAAGAAAGGCAAGAAACCGCCAGAAGGTGCAATTCCGTGCAGTGACCCAGACCCAGTAACAGGGCATTGGCCTCATTGGGTGAAGGTGGATTACAAAGATCCGGCCTCTTATTGGCATATTGTTGCCCTTGAAAACGCACTGAACGAGGTGGAAAGGCATCTGAACAACGGAACATATGAAGCTGTCGGCCCACATTTTCAAGGCAATCCGCATCATCTGGAAAAGGACACACTCATTCGGCACGGCATAACAGAACTTGATGTTCCAAGAACTTTTGAAGGACTGCGTGATTATCTGGAACAGCATGAAATTGAAGGAATCGTATTCTGGAGAGACGGTGAACCGCGGTGCAAGATCAAAAGATCGGACTTCGGTTTTAAGTGGCCTGTGTGACTTAAAGGAAAGTTAAAAAGGAAAAGTCACCGGAGCAGAGCTCCAAAGGCGGGCGTGGTGAACCCGCATGAGAGGCTTGTATGGAGTAATAACAAATTGCGTACAGCGAGCCGGAAAAGAAGAGAAATCAAACGTTCCGTATCAGTCCAGCCTAAGACGGAGCAGCAGGGAGAAACAATCGCGATCGACAGATACAGCAGCGATGAGCCAGGGCCCCGGGGCTGGCGAGTGAAGCCCCGGGTGAACCCCGCTGGACAGAAGCCGGAGAAGGGAGGGTCAACCGATGTCGTGGGAGTATGAAGTGCTTTTCGATGTGCAGGATATGGACGGGTTGACGCCTCTCGAAAAAGCCACAATGATGGATACCGGCGACCGATGGAAGGCAGAGCATAGCGGAATCAGAAAAGGCAAATCAGGATACCGGACACGGACAATCAAAGCGGGACCGCGGCTGGAAGCGGAGATCTATCCGATTTTCGGACGGGAAGAAGAACAGAAAGCCAGAAGGGCGAAAGAAAACCTGACGCCGGAGAAGATCCAGCGGTATAACGACGAAAAAGCAAGACGGAACCTTGTCAGGATCATAGACGCGAACTTCGGACGTGGAGATTATCACGTTACGCTGACCTACGCGGGGAGAGCGCCGGGATGGGACAGGGCGGTAAAGGACGTCAGGAACTTCATTGAGAAGGTGAGAAGGCTTCGGAAAAAGAAGGGACTTCCGGAGATGAAATACATATACGCGATGGAAGACGCGGAAGAAGGCCGGGAAAAGCGGATTCACTGCCACATGATCATGCAGGGAGATATCCCGCGGGAACAGATAGAAAAGCTATGGACGAAAAACGGTAAATCGATGGGATATTGCAACTGCGACGAGCTGCAGCCGGGGAAAGAAGGGCTGGAAGCGATAGCAAGATACCTGTACAACCAGAGGCCGGGACTTCCGCGGGAAAAGGGAAAGCGAAAATATAAAAGCAGCAAGAACCTGAAGAAGCCGAAGACGCGGATCAGCGACACTAAGATGACACGCGGGAAGGTAAAACGGCTTTCAGAGGTTTTCGGGAGAGATGACAGCGAAGCGCGGCGGATCATGGAAAAGCTATATCCGGGATATGAATACGTCAGGGCCAGCGCAAAAAGAAGCGACGTGACGGAAGGGATATTTGTCAGGGTGCTCATGCGAAGAATGGAGGGGAGACAATGACAGACTTCAGGAGGCTGCGGATTCTCATCAAACAGGAAGAGCGGTATAGGTGGGCCGTAATGAAACAGCAGTCAAAAGCGGAGAAGATAACAGTCTCGCTTTCACAGAGCGGAGGGATGAGCAAGGGAAGAGTATCCTCGAAGGTGGAAGACGGAGCTATCATGCTGGCGGCGCTGAAGGATGAATACAACGAAATAAAGACAGAGCTGAAGGAAGCGCAGGATGAATTGAGCGATACGATTAAACGGATCAGAAACCCGAAGCGGAGATTAGAGAAGACGTGTATACGCATGCGGTATATTCAGGGCATGAGCGTTCGTAAGATTGCAATCTCGCTTTCATACACGGAGGATTATCTGCACAGAAAGATGCGCGAAGCGGAAGCGCTGATACACAAGCTCCAAACAGAGCAGGAGAGCAAAAACAAGTAGACAGTTCATGTCGGATTTTTTGTGATAAAATACTATCATGGATAGTCACGGAAACAGAGAGGCGCACAGGATAGACGGTGCGCCTGTTCGTTTTGCGGCAGAGTTTTATAAAAGCCATATCTGGATGAAATGCGCGAAGGCATACGCGAACAGCCGCGGCGGATTGTGCGAACGCTGCGCGGCTCGCGGATTGATTGTGCCGGGGGAAGAGGTGCACCACAAAGTAAAGCTGACGCCGGAAAACATTCATGATCCATCTGTCGCGCTGAACTGGGAGAATCTCGAGCTTTTATGCAAAGACTGTCACATCGCGGAGCACAGGCGGAAGCGCTGGCGGGTGGACGAAGACGGGCATGTGCTCATATAGTCCCCCCTTGTTAATTTTCAGATGAGGAGGGGAACGGCTCCGGGCAAAGGATAAGAAGAACTGGACGCGTCGCACATGGGAGGGTGGTATCATGCCGGATTTGATGGCGACGAAAAACCGGACATCTGATGAAGAGATGAAAAGTCCGGAAAAAGACGAACGTTCGGAGATGCTGTCAGAAAGCGAACAGAAAACGACAGAAAGCGACGGCAAACCGAAACCGGTAGCGAAGAAAAAACCGGAAAAATCGAAAGCGTATCTGGTGGGCCGGGAGAAACGGCGCCTGCTGAAACTGTTTGAGGGCATCGACGAGAACAAGAAGAATTTCGTAAAGGAACAGGTAACCAATCTGGCATGGTACACCGTGAGCGTGAAGATTCTGCAGGAGCAGATCGACGAGAACGGAACCATGATCGAATACAACAACGGCGGAGGTCAAAGCGGACTGAAGGAAAACCCGGATGTAAAGACCATGCTGGGATATCAGAAAAACGTGAATGATATCACTCGGCAGCTCACCGACCTTGTACCGGCGCGGAAGAAGGAAAGCAGGCTGGCAGCGTTCGCGAGAGCCAGCGAGTAAAGCGCGAGCAGGGCGCGAATAAAGCGAATGAACAACTACATCCTCGAATACTATCAGAAAATCAAAGACGGGACAGAAGCATCCGGCCAGTGGCTCCGCCTGATGTATGAAAAGATTGTCCGGGGGATAGAAGCGAAGGAATACACCTACGCGCAGAAGAAGGCGGAACACGCGATCCGGTTTATAGAATCATTCTGCAGACATCATGAAGGAGAGCTGGCGCCGAATCTGATCAGGCTGGAGCTCTGGCAGAAGGCGATGCTATCCGTCGTGTTCGGGATTATGGACGATTCCGGGCAGAGGATGTTCCGGGAGATTATTATCATCATCGGGCGGAAGAACGGGAAAACCCTGCTGGCCGCTGCAATCGCCGCATATATGATTTTCGCGGATGGGGAATACGGAGCGCGGGTATACTTCACGGCTCCGAAACTGGATCAGGCGCGAATCTGTTACGAGGCTTTTTACCAGATGGTGATGAAAGAGCCGGAGCTCGCGGAGCTGGCAAAAAAGCGGCGGACAGATATCTACATCGAGGCGAACAATGCGAGCGCTCAGCCGATGCCGTTCAGCGCGAAGAAGTCGGACGGTCTGAATATTCACCTGGGCGTATGTGATGAAATCGCGGCGTGGCAGGGCGATCAGGGGCTGAAGCAGTACGAAGTCGAAAAGAGCTCCATGGGAGCCAGAGCGCAGCCTATGCTGCTTTCCATCAGTACGGCGGGATACGTGGAAGACGGTATCTTCGATGAGCTCATGAAGCGCTGCACAGCCTTCCTGAACGGGAGCAGCAGGGAAAAACGGATAGCGCCGTTTATATACATGATCGACAATCCGGAGAAATGGCAGGATATCAACGAGCTCCGGAAGGCGAATCCGAATCTGGGGATATCCATCTCCGTCGATTACATGCTGGAAGAAATCGCGGTGGCGGAGGGGAGCCTGTCAAAGAAAACAGAATTCCTTGTCAAATACTGCAATATCAAACAGAGCAGCTCTCAGGCGTGGCTGAACGCGCTGGACGTCAAGAAATGTTTCGGGAACTCGAAGACGCTGGAAGACTTCCGGCACACCTACGCGCTGGGAGGAATCGACCTGAGCCTGACGACCGACCTGACAGCGGCGGTGATTCTGATAGAGAGGGAAGGCGTCATCTGGTTCTTTACGCAGTTCTTCCTGCCGGAAAACAAGATCAAAGAAGCCACGGCGCGGGACGGACTGCCATATGATTTATATATCCAGCGCGGACTGCTGAAGGTCAGCGGGGAAAACAACGTCGATTATAACGACTGCTTCAAATGGTTCGAGATGCTCCGTCGGGATTATGAAATCTATCCGCTGAAAGTCGGATACGACAGATACTGCGCTCAGTATCTCGTGGATCAGATGGCCGCCGCGGGATATCACATGGAGAGCGTGAGCCAGGGCAGCAACCTGACCGGCGTTCTCATCGACATGGAAGGCATGATCAAAGATGGGCTGATCCGCTGCGGGAATGATAACGACCTGATGAAAGTCCACATGATGGACAGCGCTCTGAAGCTGGAAGACGGCACGAACAGACGGAGGCTGATCAAGATATCATCGAAGGCTCACATCGACGGAATGGCGGCGCTTTCGGACGCGATGTGCATGAGGCGGAACTACTACAGGGAACTCGAAAACCAACTGAAGAACGCGAGATAGACGGAGGACACCGGAGGAAAGACGGATGGGAATCATAAAGGATTTTTTGAAGAGCAGGAAAACGAAAACGCCAACGGGGCAGATGAGCTCGGCGGAGGTTTTCACGGGCTATTCTCCGGTATTCACCAACTGGGGCGGTCAGATTTACGAGAGCGAGCTTGTACGGGAATCCATCCACGCGAAAGCACGCCATGCGGGAAAGCTGAAATTCACCATGGCGGGCAAGGCGAAAGGGAGCCTGAGAAGGGCGATGCAGTACGGGCCGAACGAGCTGAACACATGGCCGCAGTTCCTTGAACGCTGTATGAACATCTACGAAGTACAAAACAACCTGATGATTATTCCGATTCTGGATGATCTGGACGATATCGCCGGATACTGGCCGGTGTATCCATCCGCGTGTGAAGTCAAAGAGGCGGACGGGATTTATTACATCGTGTTCCAGAGCGCAAGCGGCAAGAGCATGTCCATGGAGCTGAGCAGATGCGGCGTAATGACGAAGTATCAGACAAAGAATGACTTCTTCGGGGAGAATAACGGCGCTTTGAATCCAACCATGGAAATGGTGAACATGGTGAATCAGGGGATTGTGGAAGGCGTCAAGAACGCGGCCAGCTATCGATTCATGGCACAGGTGGACAACTTCATGTTTGATGAAGACCTGTCGAAAGCGGCGGAGAGATACGACCGGCTGAACTTTAACGGGAAGACCGGCGGAGGCGTTCTGCTGATGAACGCCAACTGGAAAAACATCAAACAGCTCGAACCGGGAAAATCCGTCATCGACGCGAAACAGCTTGAAATCATCGAAGAGAACGTCCACAACTACTTCGGCGTATCGAAGGAGATCATTCAGAACACGGCAGACAGCACGCAGATGAACGCCTTCTATGACGGAGAAATCGAGCCGTTCGCGCTGAAGCTGTCGGAAGCTATGACGCGGATGACATTCTCGCAGCAGGAAAGGAGCCGGGGGAATGAAATCATGTTCACGTCCAACCGGCTGCAGTACATGAGCGTTACGGAAAAGGTCAATCTCGCAAAGGAGCTGGGCGACAGAGGCGCGATCATGATCGACGAAATCCGCGAGCTGTTCAATTATCCGCCGCTGGCGGACGGAGCGGGGCAGCACGCGCCGATCCGCGGCGAATACTACATGGCGGATCAGGGACGGGCCGACAGCGAAGGAAACGACAGCGGCACGCAGACAGAAGAGAAGCAGGGAGGGAAAGAAGATGCCGAATAAGCCGGTACGCGGCGAAAAGGAAACGCGCTTCTTCCCGTTCGAAGTACGGGCGGAGCGGGACGAAAAGCGCGGGACGTTCATCACGGGACGTCCGATCGTGTTCAACCAGCAGACAGACCTCGGATGGATGCGGGAAATCATCGATCCGGAAGCGCTGGACGCGGACACGGATATGAAAGACGTTCGGTTCCTTGTGGGCCACAATACGAGCATGATACCTTTGGCGCGTTCCCGCAACAATAACGAGAACAGCACCATGCAGCTCACCGCGGACGCGGAGGGGCTTTTCATGCGGGCAAATCTGGACACGGAAGGAAACGCGACGGCAAGGGAGCTTTATTCAGCGGCGGGCAGAGGCGACATTTCCGGAATGTCGTTCATGTTCAACGTTGATAAAGATAGCTGGGATGAACTGGACAGCGAAAGTCCGGTCAGGCACGTGCGGCACATCTCGAAGATCTTCGAGGTGAGCGCGGTCGCCTTCCCGGCGTATGAAGGAACCAGCATTGAAGCGGCGTCGGAAAGCGCGGCACTGGAGAGAGCACGCGCTTCGCTGGAGAGCGCAAGAAAGGCGCTGGCTGAAAGCAGGGAAAAAGCACAAAATGAGGAGCGCAGGCAGAAAGCGCTTCAGAAACTGAGGAGGTAAAAGCATGTTTGAGAACTATACGAATGAGCAGCTGGGAGAGCGGCTGGAAGAACTGAGGGACATCGGCGAGAACCCCGGCGAGCGCACCGCGGAAGAGCTGGAACAGCTCGCGGAAGAGCGGGAAGCGCTGGATACGGAACTGGAAAAGCGGCAGGCGAACGCGGCCAGAGCGAGGCTGCAGCGGCAGAACGTCGCAAACGGCACAGCGAGGAACCTTCGCAAGGTGGCGGAGATGGGCCAGCCTGAACAGACGGAAAGCGCTGAAGCCAGGGCGCGGGAATTCCTGCAGACCAAGAGAAATACAATCGCATGCGGCGAGGTTCGGAGCCTGCTTGTCAGCGGCGGCACGATTGCGACGCCCACCGGGGTCAGCGGCATTAACGATATGCCCGGGAACCGGATCAGCTCCATCCTCGACCTCGTAAGCATTGTGGATTGCAACGGCATGGGGAGCAATAAGGTGGCCTATCTCGCTGCGGACGCGGAAGACGCCGGTGTGCAGACGGAAGGAAGCGCCGTCGGCAATAAGGAAGCCACTTTCAGTTATGTGACCATTACGCCGACAAGCATCGGCTGCTATGCGCAGATCAGCAAGCAGACGAAGAAGCAGTCCCCGCTGGCGTATCAGGCGAAGGTCAATCAGCAGGCGCTCCTGAGCCTGCGGAAGAAGGCCGTCGGGCTCATCGTTTCCAAGATTCAGGCTTCCAGCCTTGTGGACACCGTAGCGGCTGACGTGGCCTCAGAGAAGGGCAAGATCGACGCGGGAACCCTGCGGAAGATCGTCCTTGCCTACGGCGGAGATGAAGACGTCGTCGGGAACGCGGTTCTTTTCCTGAACAAGTCCGACCTGATCGCCTTCGGCGACATCCGCGGCACGAACGAGAAGGAAGCCGTCTTCGAGATCATTCCGGATGGCGGAAATCCGAACATGGGCATTATCAAGGACGGCGGCATGTCCGTTCGGTATTGCATCTGCTCCGGCATGACCGCCTGCGACGGAACTTCTCAGAGCACCGCCTCCATCCGCACGATGGCCTACGGCGATCCGAAGTGCTTCGAGCTCGACCTGTTCAGCGACTATGAGGTGCGCGTGTCTGAAGACTTCGCGTTCACGTCCCTGATGGATACCATCGTGGGCGACGCGGAGCTGGGCGGCGACGTCGTTGTCAACAAGGGATTCGTCATGCTGCAGATTCCCGCAAACCCTTGAGCGCTGACCTGACTGAGCTCAAGTTAGGCAGCTTAACCCTGACGCCAACTTTCGCGGCATCGACAACAAGCTACACAGCGGCGACAACGAACAGCACAAACAAACTGACCGTCACGACGAAGAGCGAGACGGCGGAGGTGGTTGTGAAGCTCGGGGACGACGCCGTAACAGCCGGGTCGGATGGAAAGTATGAATTCACGTGGGAACTGGGTGAAAATACGGTCACCGTGAAAGTAACGGACGGGACAGAGAGCAAAACCTATACCCTGACGGTCACGAAGTCATAAGAAACGCTCCCTGTCTGTACATACAGGCGAAATTGTTTGTACATACTTCATACAGAGTATGAACATACAGCCTGAAACAGTACGGGCAGGGAGCGAAATTCATACAATGTATTAACCGGCATTTCAAGGAGGTTGCACAATGCTGGAAGAAGCAAGGCTCGCGATGGGGATGAAAACGACAGCGAACGACGCGGAGCTGGCATCGCTGATCAAGGCGGCGGCTATAGACTTGAAAATCGCAGGTATCGTGCTGGACGGGGAAATCAGTTTCGAGAAAACGCAGAACGGCGTAACAGATCACTGCACGGTCGATGATGAACTTGTAAAGCGGGCGATTATCACCTATGTCCGGATGAACTTCCGGACGCCTCCGAATTACGCGCAGCTGGCGGAAAGCTATAATCTGCAACGACGGCAGCTTGCCAACGCGACGGGGTATACCAACTGGGAGGGGTTATAATGGTCAAAGAAGACGTTATATCCCTGATCAAAGAAAGCGCGGCGGCTCACGGCGTACACGACACCGTAACGGATACGGAGCGGGAAGTGTTCTGCCGGGTGAAGAGCGTGAAGCGGATGGAATACTACAACGCGCTGAACGCGGGACATATGCCGGAACTCGTATTCGAGATTCCTTTTCAGGACGACTACGAAGGGGAACGGATACTGAAGTATAAAGGCGTGAAGTATTACATCATCCGCACATATGAAACGGAGACGGACGGAATCGAACTGACCGCGGAACGGGAAGACGTGAACACGGAAGCGGAGGGAAACACGGATGCCAGCGAACAGAACGACGGCTAACAGCACCGTAAATGTGATGCGGCAGCTTGAAACCCTGCTGGAAACGACCGGATTACCGTTCGCGATAGATTCATGGGTGAACGAAGCTCCGACGGAATACGGCGTGATTAACCTAGAGGGCCAGAAGAGCGCCGATTGGGGCGACGGGAAAATGCTGGACGCGGAATATCAGGCGAGGCTCCGCATCTACGTCAACGGGCAGGGTGATGAGTGGGTTCAGAAGATCCAGACGAAACTGGAAGCCGCGGACGTGGGATATTTCGCGCCGGTGCATGAGTACATGGAGGACATCCGGAAAACCTCATGGACATGGCTGATCACCTTCTTCAGTCCGCTTCAGTATGAAACGGCGGGTGAATAACCATGGCGCGAGGGAAGTATTCAGGGTTTGAGATGATCGAGAACAGCTTTGAAAGGCTGGGACGGGATTCAATCCGGCGAATCGTGGAAGCGGGCGCGAAAGCGTGCGCGGGGAAAATGCAGGATGAAATCCAGAAGAACCGACATGTCAGAACCGGAAGCATGATGCAGAACGTAAAGCCTGAGCGGTACAGAGAATTCCTCGGAGGCGGCGCCATGGAAGTATATCCGCAGGATACCGACGCGAGAGGGGTATCCAATACGGTCAAGGCTTACGTGATAAATCACGGCATCGGACGGAATCCGACGGTCAGGTCAAGAGGCCGGAAGGAACGGAACAGAACCGGGGATAAGTTTATCACGGGGAATAAAACGGCCATGGAACAGGTTGTAAGACAGGCCATGCAGGAAGAGAACAACAGAATCATCAGCGAAAGCGGAGGGAATAAGAATGGCTAAAATCGGAATCAAGGGGCTGACATACGCGAAGTATTCCAGCGGCGGCGACGGATCAGCGATGAGCTACACCGGCGGAAAGGCGCTGGATGACTATCTCGCGAAAGCGGACATCGGCGAGAACCGCGACAACATCAAGGAGCACGCGGATGACCACCAGATCGACGCGGAGAACGCGCTGAACGAGGTGACGCTTGCACTGGAGCTCGTGAACACCAACGACGATATCAAAAAGGATTTCCTCGGACATCAGACGACTTCCAACACCGGGGAGCTTGTCGTGACCGGGAAGGACGCGCCTTTCGTGGGCGTGGGATTCATCGTCAAGAACCGCTTCAAGGGTACGAGCACCTTTGAAGGATACTGGTTCTATAAGGTGCAGTTTTCCAGCGGCGGCGTGACCGCGAACACGCGGAAAGAACAGACGCAGTTCGACCATGAAACCATCAATGGCAGCGTGCAGGGCGTGATTCTGTCCAGCGGCGGAGATGTGCTGTATTATCTGCACAAGGACGGCGAAAGCACAGAAGCCGCGATCCGTACATGGCTGAACGCGCTCGCCGGAATTACGAGCGGCGGCGGCGGTGGCGGCGGCGGTGGCGGCGGCGGTGACGGCGTCAGCTGATCCGGCTGAAGAATCAACAAGGCGGAGGGATATCAACCTTCCGCCTTGTTTCTTGTATCGGGAAAAGCATCCGAAAACAGATCAAAAGGCAGCGGAGGAAACAGAAATGGCGGAGATTAAAATCAAGGGAAAGACATACGACCTGAGAATCACGGT